CGCTTGCGGCCCTCGGTGTTGCTGGTCACGTCCATCAGCGCCATGAACTGGCTGGGCAGCGACTGGTAGAAGCCTGCGGCCAGGGTCACCGGAAACAGGTTGGCCGTGATGTCCGGTCTCAGGCGCACCAGCTCGCGCTGCGCATCGTTGAGGTGGCGCACCAGCTCGGCCGCAGGCCAGCGCACGCCGCCCGGGTCTTGCAGGGCTACCTGGGCGCGAAGGACGATGGATTGGGCGGTGGTGGTCATGCGATGGGCCTTGTCACTGCGACAAGAATCCCATCAAAGTTTTCGGAGTCAACGTCAGAGAAGGCGGGCGTGGCTGCGCATCTTGGACGACAGCAAGCCCCTGGACATCTTGCCCGCCACCACGCCAATGCGGCGTTCAAACTGCATCGTGTGCAGCGCCGAAGCGTTCAAATCACTGAACGGCTGTCCAGGCACCCGCTGCAACGATGCAATCACCCCAAAGGCGATGTCTTGCAAATACGGGTTGGCCACTTCATCGCTGAAATCCGTGGAGCGCAAAGTCGGCGCCAGGGCAGCATCCACCACCACGGAAACCCCAGCCTCTTGGACTGGGTAAACGTGCAAGAACAGGTTTTCTTGGGTAAAGCAGAACTCCAGCGGGGAGGCAGACCTCACAAATTCCAGGCCCTGCTGCGGCTCCACCAGCGGATGGGACTTGCCATTCACCTCTACGGCCTTGATCTTGATGATCTGGGTGCTCGGCAGCGACTCCAGCTCGACAATCGGTGTGCCGTCTGTGGTCACCGCATCCAGGGTGCGGGTGTAGCACAGGGTTCTGCGGCAGAACTCGATGGCGGCCAGACGGGCGTGCAGCTCCAGCAAAGGCTCGGGCACGCCAACGACGTAAGGCAAAACATAAGGGCCGAAATCAGACCACTTCATCTTCGTACTGCCTGTACGTCAGGTATTTCAACTGCTCTCGAATCTTGTCGTCGCTCATGCGGACCAGATCGGAGCGTGCAAGCCCACGGCGGTGCGCCAGGGCTCGCAACTCGTCGCCCACCAGCAGCGCAGGGTTCTCCCGCGCATGGGCAGGCAAAGCCCCCGGCTGGGGGGAAGGTTCAGCCTCGGGCAGCGAGGCCGAAGCCTCGTCTGCCAGAGATTGCTGTCCCAGCACCTGGGCTTTCTTCCACCCAGCCGGACGGCCCCGGGGCATCGTCAGATACCCACAGGTGCCGGACGGGCCAGCAGGGTAGCGCGGATCGTCTGGCCGGCAGCCGGGTTGGCACCCAGGAACTTGATGCCGAACGACTTGTCATTGGCGTCCACGGCCACGCTGTTGACGTTCTTGTTGCGGCGGATCACCCCTGCGGTGGCAGCGGCGGCAGCAGCAAAGAACTCGTTGCCCATCGTGCGGCCATCCACGGAGTCGCCGTAGTTGCCCGACAGGATGCCGGCGTCCAGGGTGGCCGAAGCACCCAAAGCGCCGTTGTCCACGATCAGGTCCACCACCACGCAACCAGCGGGAATCGCGCCCATCTCAACGATGTCGTTGATGACATCGCCGGTCTTGGTCACGTACTCGGCGGTCACGGCAATCAGGGAAGCCGCATCCAGAGCGTTGACGGCAGGCACGCGCTGTGCCGCCTGTTTGGAAAGAGAGTTAGGCATTTGGGTCTACTCCTTAGACAGAGGCGGTGAAAGCAGAGTCCACGGTAATCATGCCGTAGTCCATGCTGTTGAACTGGGCCTTGTCTGCACCGAAGATCATCTCGAAGAACAGGATGTGATTGTGCTTGCGGTCGTCCATGTCTTCATCCAGAGACACCGACATGCCATCGGCCATGCCCTTGGTGCCATGGGCCACGGCAATCGCGTTGGCGCCCAGGAACAGGGAACGGGCAGCCGGCACGTTGGAGCCAGAACCGTAGTTGCTGAACTTCACGCCAACGTCCATTTCGTCAATCAGCACGCCGTTGAACATGCCGGCGCCGCCTTTGAAGATTTCCGACTCTTTGCCCACGGCAGCGGTCAGGGCCTTCTGAGCCTCGAACCAGCCTTGCGAGCCCACGTCGTCGCGGATGTCCTGCATCACTTCCGGCAGCACAGCCAGGATGAAGCAGTCCTTGCCACCCTTGCGAACCGGGGTCATCTTCACGGCCTTGTCCGGCTGGCCACCCAGCATCTTCTTGGCCTTGGTGCGCAGCTTGTTGACGGTTGCCAGGGTCAGCTTGTCACCAGCAACCAGGGTGCCGGCAGGACCTGCGGTCTTGTCGCCGTTGGTGCCAACGTACAGGTGGGCTGCGTCCGGGGCACGCAGGGCGTTGGGGTAGCCGGTGTAGCTGGTGTCGAAATGCTGGATTTCATCGCCAGTGCCACGAGCGCCAGAGGCGGCCATCACGATCACTTCCTCGTACAACTCTTTGATGTACTCGGTCAGCTTCTCGCGGCCTTGCTTCTTCAGGTTGAAGCCCACGCGGGACTGCTCGATGCGGGCACCGACGTTCACGCCATGGCGGAACTCGTTGATGCGCATCGTGTGAGCGGCGTGTTGCAGGCGGAACTCCTGGCCAGCGAGCTTCTTGCCCTCGGTGATGGGAGCGCCACGCAGCTTGGCCACCAGGGCGGTGGTCACTTCGTCGCCGGCACCTTTTTCAAGGTCGGTCTTCTTCACCACGGCAGAGCGGGAGCCTTCCGGTCCCATCAGTCGGGCGAAATACTGCTCTTTTGCAGCGTCTTCAGCAACTGCCGCAGCCCAGGCTTTACGCTTATTGGGGTCAGACGGCAAAATCGTCGTGCGTGCCATTTGATTTCCTTTCGATCAGCACCTGACGCACTCCTGCGCGTCTGACAATTTCCCCAGCAAGCCGGGGCCACAAACGGTGACTTACGCCACCTGCTTTTCAGGCTTTCCCACCTTGACGGAGGGACTGGCCTGAATTCGCACACGGGCTTTTCGCCCGGCCTTCTGTTCCAGTATCAGAACAATTTTTTCGGAGTCAACGCCGTTCACACCGCGCAGGCAAACGGCTTCGCCTACGCGCATGTCCAGCACCAACCCCGACTGCTTGGAACTCATGCCGGGATCACTCAACTTCGTCCAGCAAAGCACGGCGCTGGGCCGGCGTCAGGCGGGCAAAAGCGTCTTGGTACGCCTGCCCCGACAGCCGGCTCATCTGGTCCAGCACATCCCCATTGGCGTTTGCCGTTGCAGCGGCGGGGATGTTGCGCAGCGTCACCGGGGGCGCCTCCTTGGGCTTGCGGCTGGCGGTCTGTTGCACCGCCTGGGCCACCGCCTCACCCTTGGTCACCGGAATGCCCCGCAGAGCACAGACGACCTTGTGCGCTTCCTCGATCAACTCGGCATACTCGCGCCCCGCGTTGTCGGGGTCGGCACCGATGGCCTGTAGTGCCGTGTCGAACTGCTTTTGCGCCTTGGCATCTGCCATGTAATCCACCTGCTCCTTGGAGCGGGCAATCAGGCGCTGCAACTCGCGCTGCTGGTACTGCGCCTGGGTCTGCTGGTTGGCCTCCAGCAAGGTTTCGGCACGAATCCGCTGGGCGGTCAGCTCCTCCAGGGCGTCAGAGATGCGCGATTCCTCGGCGGCAAACTCTTCGGCGCCAATCTCGCCGTCCATCAGCTTCTTCATCGCCTCGGCCTTGGCTTTGAGCAACTCCGTGCGCTGGGCCTTGTACTCGGTCGGCACCTCGGCCTTGAACTGCTGGATCGCCGGCTCCTGCACCGCCTCAACCGTTTCGGGGGGGCTTTCCTCGGTTTCGAGCGGTTGGGCTTCGGCTTTTGCTGGGTCGGTCGGCTCGGCGTCCGGGTCTTCCGGGTCAACGTCCCGATCATCCGCCTCCGCGCTGGCTTCGGCGGTCAGTTCCTCGTCATCACCGAACGGGTCTTCGCCTTTTTCCTGTGCGGCCTTGATCTGCTCCAGCACTTTCAGTTCTTCGGGGGTCAGCATGGTTCACACTCCTGCGTGGTTGAAAAAATCACATCAATGACGGGTCCACCCCGTCGGCTTGCGGCGTCTGGATGCCTTCTTGCATCCCGACCAAAGCGCCATCGGTCTGCTGCGCTTCGGCAATCTCCGGCCCCGGCTGCACGGCTGCGGCCTGCTGCTGCGCCATGGGGTCGATCACACCTTGTCCGTTGCGGTCCTCGAACCCGGCAGACTTCAGCAGTTCGTCGGCCACCGGGGAGATTTGCGGCGCCATCGCCAACACCTGTGCAGCTTGAGCGCTCATGTACAGCGCTTCCAGGCGCTTGGCCATTGCATCGGCTTCCAGCTTCTCGCCCTTGGCCTGGGCTTCCCGAATGGCAGCCTGCATCTGCGCCATCTGCATCTCGAACTGCGCCTGCGCCACTTGCTGCTGCTGTGCCCGTGCCTGTTCCTGCTCCGGGGTCAGCTTGCCGTCCAACGGGGCTTGGCCGTTCACTTGGCGGATGCGCTCCAGAATCACCTGCTTGCGCGGCAGGTTCGGGTGCATCTCGAACACCACATCCAGCATCGCCACCACCACCTGGGGGGCGGCAGAGGCCAGTTGGGTCAGCACCTGCATCAACGTCTCGAAAGCCGACTCGGCAAACGACTGCTTCCAGGCTTGCTCGCCCACCACGAAATGCGCTCGTCGCTGGGTGATGTCGTTCAGGTACGTCCCATCGGGTTGCCGTTGGTTGATGGTGGTGTAGTCGTACCCCGCTTTCTCCCCCGGCAGGCGGATCGTCAACGGCTCGGTGATGAACTGCTCGGCCAGCGACAGCACCATCTCACCCTCCATCTGGCGGGCAAACAGCAGGTTGTCGAACAGCTCCATCGTCAGCAGCGAGCCCTGCTCCTGCTTGGCCAGCACCGCCTTGCCGGAAATGCTGTTGGTGTCCAAGCCCCGGTTTTCGCCCGTCACACCGGACATCTGGCGAATCGCCATCGTGTCGCGGTTCGCAAACTCCAACTGGAACCGGGCCTCCTGCTGGTTGGGGCGCTCCTGCACCTTGCCACCCGACAGCGCACCACGCGCAAACAAAGCGGTGCCGTCCGGGCTGTCCAGCTCGCGGCGAATCTCGTCCACGTCCATCACTTCGGCGTCGATGGCGTCCACCTCCATCTTGATCTGGTTCGCGCTGGCTTCGTACAAGCTGCGCGACATGCGGTGGTTCAGCGACTCCTGGGGTCCGATCAGCGGCCAGATGGGGCCGTAGGGCAACCCGGTTCGGCGGTTGCGGTAGGCCCACAGCGGGATGAACGGGAAACGGTCATGGCGAAACGGGCTCCACGCCTCGATCAGCGTGTCCTTCTCGGTCATCACCGAACACATCACCTTCCATGTCACCGGGTCCGCAATGCCGTAGGGGCCGGGCTCCTCGTTGCGCATGGGCTCGCGGCTCCAGCACTCGATCAACAGCACCCGCTCGCGGGCGTTGAACAGGTCAACCGGCTTCGGGGTCATGTAGTCCAGCTCGTCTTCCTTGGCCCCGGAAAACGAATCCAGCCCCGTAATCAAACCAGTTCCACCCAGCCACTCGCGGAACACATCAATGTCGTCACCCGTCTGTGTGCAAGCCTTGAGTTCGGCTTCTTTGTCGGGGAACAGGGCTTGCGCGACATCCAGGTCCACAACTTTGATGCGGAACAGGTAGCGAGCGTCCGACAGATCACGCTTGCTGGCTTGCGAATCCCACAGAATGTTGCGCCACGACTCTGCACCGATGTACACCGGGGGGCCGGACTGGTCGCCACGCAACCCCACCTCCAGCCAGCCCAGGCCGGCCTTGAAAGCGTCCTCCACAGCAAACGAACGCTCAAACGCTGCGCGGTTCGTGTCGTCCAGGTACTTCAGCAGCTTGGTTTTCAGGCGTGCATCCTCGTCCGCCTCGTCGCCGGGTTCCTCGGCCACCACCACAAAATCGACCCGGCTGCGTCGCTCGGTGCCGATCAACCAGTCGATGGTCGGCTTGATTTCGTTGTACACGACAGGCGCCTGTCCACGTTCGCGCACACGCTCGGCATCCTCGTAAGCCCACTGTTGGCCGTCGTAGAACGACTCGCACTTGGCCATGAGTGCGCGGTTGACGGCTTGGCGGGAGGCTTCGGCCAGGAACCAGGCTTTGCGCTTGTCATGGCGCTCACGCACGGAGGCCGGGTCCATCTTCAGGTTCTTCATACTTCCGCCTCGCTCAACACCTTGCCGGTGTCCTTGTTGGTGGCCTGCACTTCCCACATGGCCGGGTCTTCGAGTTGCTTCTTCACCTGCTTCGGTGTGGCCGGCATCAGCACCAGCTCCGGGGCAAACGTCACCACCACGTCCACCAGCTCGAACAGCGCAGCGCGGTCATTGGGGTCTTTGCCCAGGATCGACAGGGCTTCCTTGGCTTCGCGCAAACAATGCTCGGACGGGCCTCCGGTGCATTTGTTGTCCTTGTTGAAGCCCACAAAATCGGTGATCGCGTTGCGAGTGATCGTCCAGATGCCCTGCCCCTCGCCGGTCACAAAAACATTGGATGCGGGCCAGATGCACATCGCAGCGCGGATGTGGCGTCCCAGCTTGATCCACTCCAGCGAGACGACAAAGCCGTGTTTGACGGCGGTTTTGTAGGACGTTGGGCCGCCCACGGAAAACATCGGTCGGCCATCGGGCGACAGGATGGGGGAAATGTTCATCGCCAACTCCGTTTGCGGTTTTTGAAAGACTCAATGCGAGCCGGGGCGAGGCTCTTCATCAGCTCCACCGATTGGCCCAGGTAGCGAAACGCATCGGCCCCGTGGCTGTATTCGTCGTGCAGCGGTCCTGCGGCCTCGTTGGTGCGCTGATTGATGTCGCGGCGGTAGCGCTTCAGGCACTCGACCAGCCGTGCGGCCTTGCCCTGGTCAAAGTAGCAGCGAGGGAACAGCAGGCGTGCGGCCTTGATGCCTTCCTCAACGCTCGATTGCGGCAGCACATGGACCGTGCGGGCCATGTCGGACAACAGCTCTTCCGTGCTCTTGCCGGTCTGGAAGTTGCGGGTTCGGCCATCGTGCGGGATGAAATCCGTGCCCCAGCGAAACGGGCGCTTCTCCAGTTGCGCCACGTACCAGTCAAGGGTGCGGTTGCTGTCCTCGATGTAATCGATGATGCGCACGTCCATAGGACCGCGCTGCACCATGATGATCGTCATGGAGTCTGCCCATCCCAAGTCCCACACCGTATGAACGGGCAGCTCGGGATCGTAGGGGACGTGGCACACCCGCTTGTCAGCGAACAGCGACTCGATTTCGTGGCGGTAGATCGCACCTTCGGCCACGCGGCGGGGCTTGCCCTCCCAGATGTGCTCGTAGCCTTCTGGGTCGCGGTACTGAGCCTTGATGCGCTCTTGGTTAAGGACTTCCGGGAACCATGGATTGTCCCGCCAGTTGATCTCGCACACCCAGGTGTCGTCCGACGGCGCCTCGATGAACCGAACCCAGGTTTCGTCGGTGTCCATGTCCGGATTGAGCGTCATCCAGATTTCAGAGCCCGGCTTACGGATGGTCGGCACCAGCACGTCCCAAGACTTTTTCGAGATGCCGTGGGCTTCCTCGCACCAGCAAATGTCGATGGACTCGTAGCTCTTGATCGAGTCAACCGTGTGGCTTTGCAGGCCGGAGAACACGAACAGCGAGCCGTTGTAGCCACGAATCTCGTTGTCCAACACCTCGTACTCCGAATCGAGCTGCAACGCGCTGATCTGGTCTTTGAGCAGGCGATGCACCGAGTCGCGCATGGACTTCTGCACCTCGCGGGCGCATAAGATGCGCAGTGGCTTGTCCATGGCCATGAGAATCAAAGCCCTGGCCACCGCCCACGACTTGCCACCACCGCGTCCACCGTGCAACACCTTGTAGCGCTTGGGTTTGAACAGCGGGCGCAGCTTGGCCGGGAATTTGGCCTTGACAGGGGCCTCGGCTACCTCGGTCATTCCCTGACCTCGGCGTCCTCAAAGTCGATGGTGATGCGCTTGGGCTTGATGGCCTTACTGGTGTCCTCGTCGTCCAGCTTGTAGGTCTGGCGCTCTTTCTCGATCAGGATGCGCTCAGACCGTATGGCCGACTCGATGGCGCTGACAAGCGTTGCAGCGTCCTTGGGCTCGGTCACAGTCTCTGTGAGCGACATCAGCTTTTGGCGGGCAATGTCGGCATCGCGGGCCAAAGCGTCAAGGCGTGTGCGGTGTTTACGAATGATGGCTGCGTTGATTTCAGCGGCAGCAAGGACCGTTTGAGTCGCGCCTTGGTGCGCCTCGTCGCACAACTGTTGCACGGTTTGTTGCACCAGCTTGGCGTTCGTTGCCTGACGTATGGCCTCCGTCAGGTCGCGTGACCATCCGTGTTTTTCGGCTCGGCGCGCAATGGTGGAGTGAACAACGCCATGCTTTTCTGCCATCTCCCGCAGCGTGAGCGTCCCTGTTCGGAAGTCGCGTTCGATGGCATCCCAGTCTGCTGTGCGTCTGCTCGACACACTCTTGCGTGTCGTTTCATCCATGGATTGACCTTTAGAGAGTGGCTTGATTGCCCCTATTTCACCCCCTGCTGAATCGGAGTCAACGTTGGGGGGGTCACACCCAAAAAGTGGGCTGCTGCTTGGACCCGCAGGAGCTTATCTGGCCCATCTTGTGAAGACGCTCGACAAGTCGGCGGGCCTTGGCTTTTGATGATCGACAAGCAGCAACGACGGCTGGATGGGTTTCGATCTGTCGGGCTGTGGCGGGGCCGATCTGTTCGATGACGGCTCGGATGGTTTCGATGGTGCCTTGGAGTTTGTTGTTGTGTTGCATAGGCTGTAGAGGTGGTCTGGTTGGCATCGTTGTGCAATCTGCATGGATTGGCGATGCGCTGACGAGCAATCCGTGCAGAAGGGGAACTGAAAATTGAAATGAGGCTCGCCCATCACGCCCAGGTAGATCACCGTAGGCTCGTCACGCTGGTTCTGAGCGGCTGCGGCGCTTTTGAGGTACTCCACCCATTCGTGCTGGTTGTGCCAGCACGGCGGGGCTGGTGGGGCCAGGTCTTCGACCGCATCACGCAGGTTGAGCCGGGTTTTCATGGACTGTTATTCCTTGTTATCCAGCCAGATGAGGAACAACACACAGCAGGCGCAATGGGCCAAGTGGTGCAGCCCGGATTCGGGGTCATTGCGCTCGCCCTGCCACCACGCGATCAAGTGTCGCATCGCGGCATCAAAGTACCTTTGACGTGCGCCGGGTACGCGCTGCCAGTTGTTTTCTGCGTACTTGCGTGCGCCGAACTCCAGCACATCCATGATCTGCTGGGCGGCGTCCCACGGCATGAGGGACCACCGGAGTTTTC